CAGAAATACTAAGAAGGGTTCGTTAGACTCTATTGGAATTGTAACTGGAGGATTGGATTATAAAGTTAATGATGTAGTAATTTTTAATAATCAAGGAACAGGTGGGCAAGGAGCATCTGTAAAGGTATCTTCAGTAAAAGGAAAGTTAGTAAATCAAATTTCGGTCAATAGCACATCACTATCAAATGTTGAATTTGTCCCCCTTACTGGAAATTCAAGTTTTGTAGCATTTTCAACTTCCACACACAATCTGCTAAATCTTGACTTAGTTAAGATTAGTGGAATAAGCACTTTTGGTACGGAATTGAATGGTTTTTATAATATTGGTGTTAGATCTGATAATTTCTCACTCAATTCTGGGATTGGTTCCACTTCAGTAACTGGCATAGTTACATATTTTAGTGTTTCTGGGCAACTAAATTATCCATTTATTAGAGAGAATGATGTATTTGAGATAGATTCTGAAAAGGTAAAGGTATTAAATATTGATCAACCATCCGGAAGAATAAGAGTTTTAAGAGAGTATGATGGCACTGTCGGTTCATCTCATACAGTAGCTTCTATTCTTTATGAACAATCTAGGAAATTTACTTTTACCGTAGGATTAACTACAACACTATTCCCATATAAGTATAATACTCAAATTTACTTCAATCCAGTAGAATCTGTTGGATTGGGAACTACATCTGGTGTTGGAATTGGGTCAACCTTAAGTTTCTCAAATCCTGGTGTTGGTGTTAGTTCTTTGTTCATTCCTACTAGATCAATTTATCTACCGAATCACAATTTGAATACTGGTGATAAGTTAGTTTATTCTTCTGGTGGTGATACTGCAATTTCAGTTTCAACTGATGGGTCATCATCTTTCCAACTCACAGAAAATCAAATTGTATATGCTGCAAGAATTACAAATAATTTGATCGGTATTGCGACTAATAGAGTTGGGCTAGGTTCCACCGGAAACTTTGTGGGAATTAATAGTAGTGTATTTTCAGATATTCTCTATTTTACTAATGAAGGTGCGGGTGTAATTCACAGTTTCCAAACAAGTTATGATGATGTAATTGCTGGGAAAGTAGATAAAAATCTCGTTACAGTATCTACAGCATCAACTCATGGACTTAAAGTTAAAGATTCTGTTTTTGTTGATTGCTCATCTGGAGTATCAACAACATATACTTTAAAGTATAATGAATATAACCGTAGGTTGGTTGTAAATCCAAAAGACTTCTTATCAGGAGATGTCAACACTTCAACGGATTCAATCACATTAACATCTCATGGTTATACGAATGGACAAAAAGTAATTCACACTTCATCTTCTCCATCTGGTGGTCTTGTTAATAATGGAATTTATTATATTGTTGTTATAGATGACAATACATTCAAACTTGCAGAAACCTATTATAACGCAACTCTAAGAATTCCTGTTGTTATAGATTTAATCAGCGCATCATCTGGAACATTATCGTTAGTTAATCCACCAATTGTTGCGACTAAGAATCAATCGATTATCTTCGACTTATCTGACAATTCATTATCGTATTTAAAAAATTCTATAAGATATCCAGCATTTGATTTTAATCTTTATAGTGATGAGAATTTAAAAAATATTTTTGAAACTTCTGGTTTTGGTGGATTTGAAATTTCTAGAAGTGGTACTATTGGAGTTAGCACAACAGCTAAATTGACTTTAAGTGTGTCTAATAATATTCCTAGTGTCATATATTATGGATTAGAAGCAATTAACCTAGATCAAAATGATCAAGAGAATTTGCAAATAATTGTTGATAATGAAAATATACAATCTAATAACAGAATTGATGTAGTAGATAGTTCTTATTCTGGAATTTATTCAATTTCTGGAATCACAACTAATACTTTCTCATATAACATACCAATCCAACCAGAAAGATCGTCATATCTTTCAACTGAAGCAAAATTATCTTACACCACCAATTCACTATCTGCATTTGGCGAAATCAATGACTTTAATATTATTTCTGGTGGTAAGATGTACAATTCTTTACCAGGAATATCTTCAGTATATTCTTCGACTGGATCTGGCACATTATTAGTACCATCTTCAGACTCAATTGGAAATATTCTTTCAACTGAAATTAAAGATATTGGATTTGAATATTCTGCAGATAAAACTTTAAGACCAACGGCAAAACTTCCTCAAATTTTGAAGGTGTCCGCATTATCTACTTTCAAAAACATTGGAATATCATCAGTTGGAAAAAATTATACAATATCTCCAAATCTTATTGTTATAGATTCAGTTACGAATGAAGTAATTGATGATGTAAATCTTTCATATAACATCGGAGATAGTGCTGTTACTATTCTAAAGAATACTAAGGGTATTAATAATAAGACTCCACTGATAATTCCAACTAACAATTCAAATGGTATTGGGATTAATTCAATAACATTTAATAGTGTTACTAAGGATGTTACAGTAGGATTGGCAGTAAGTTATAGCAGCATAAGTGATTATCCTTTTGTAGTTGGTGATAAAGTTATTATTGAAAATACGAGTGTCGGTACGGCAACTACCTTAAGAGGGTACAATTCATCTGCATATAACTATGCGTTATTCACTTTAACATCAATAGATCCAAATATTGGTGGTGCTAATGGAACAATAACTTATAATTTGTCAGAATACTTGGATGAAAATGAAGATCCTGGAACCTTTAGTTTGACTTATTCCTCTGGTAGAGTAACACCAGAAAAATTCTTCCCAATTTTTGATATAACTTTAGAAAAAAATCAATTCTTTAATGACGAATTGGTTTCATCTAATGGTGCTATTGGAACGATTAATGAATGGGATTCTTTAAACGAAATACTTAAAGTTCTTAGTGAAGATACATTTGAGCAGAGTCAAAAGATAACAGCATCTTCTTCAGGTTCTCAAGCTATTATTTCTTTTGTCGAAGAATATAATGCACTATACAATACTTCAGCATCATCTATTGTTAGAAAGGGTTGGGAAACTGAAAGAGGATTCTTAAATAACAACTTCCAAAGAATACACGATAGTGATTACTATCAATATTTCTCATATTCTATTAAGTCTAAAGTTGATTTGGAAAAGTGGGATGGTGTTGTTGATTCTACAAACCACACTGCCGGATTTAAGAAATTTAGTGATTTGGTTGTAGAATCTTCTGGTCAAGATTTCACTGGAATTTCTACAGAACAGAATCTTGGTGATTTTTCGGGAATAGCAGATTTGGTTAGTCTAACTGGATTTAATTGTGTTAGTGATTTCGATTTAGCAACTGAAAGGACTTTGACAATAGATTCAAATGTAGTCTCTGATGAAATTGTACTTGGTTCCGCAACACTTCAGGACTATTTTGAGTCTATTGGAAACCGTGTATTGCTGATTGATGATATTAGTGAAGAATTTAACAGCAATCCAAGATCTACTCCATTTAGTGTGGTAGATAGATTTAGATTAGATTCTGGAAGAATTAGAAAATTCATAACATATGTAAAAGATAGAAGATTTACTGCAGAGAGGCAGTTATACCTGGTATCAATCTTACATAATGATAGCTCTGTCTATATTAACCAATATGGAAGAATCCAGACAGTAAATAACATGGGTTCATTTGATGTTTCCATCTCCGGAGATGAAGGAAACCTTTTATTCTACCCAGTAGATTATGAGGTTAATAATTTTAACGTTAGTTACGTCTCTTATAACTTGGAGGACGCAATAGCAGGTATTGGAACAACCACTTTGGGTGATGTTGTAGATATTCAAACATCCAATCAAATAATTCCATCTGGAACTACCGGAGAAACTACATTAGTAGGAATTGCTTCTACATATACTTCTTCTAAAGTTTTAGTCTCTATTGCTGCTACTGATGATTCTTACTACGAATTCGATGAAATTTCTATAGTTCATGATGGAACTAATATAGAAATTATTGACTATGGACAACTTACAGATGATAGTTCATCATCATACTCAATAGTTGGTTTAGGAACCTATGGAGCAGCATTCTCAGGTTCTAATGTCAATTTAAACTTCACTCCATATGTTGGAGTTGGAGTTTCTTATGTAATTAATACACTGAGAGTTTCTATTGGAGACACATCTTCAACTGGAATAGGAACTCAGGTTCTCAATACTGGATTATTAGAGTCAGGTTACACATCAATCGCATCATCAACTTCTCCAGTACAAAATACTGTATTTGAATATGATAATTCAAATTACAATGCATCATACTACATTGTGTCAGTTAATGACATGACAAATAATGCAACTCAAATGTCTGAAGTTGTAGTTATTGATGATGAAACTCAAGCTTCTATTGTTGAATTTGGTGAAATATTTACTCAATCTGGACTGGGAACTATTGGAGCTGGAATTACAGGTTCTAATGTTCAACTTTATTTTACTCCAGTTGCAAATATTGATGTTGAAGTAAGAGTATTCCAAAATGCTGTGCGAGTTGTAGATACTGATTTATCAGATACTGTTATTGACTTGGAAAGTGGTTCAATAGACACTGGACATGGAGAATATAGAGGAACATTTACTGATGTTAAAAGACAATTCAATCTAACTCATAAACAACTGCCAATTTTTGAAAGAAACTTTGAAGGTAATAATTCATCAACAGTAAATGTTTCTGAGGATACAATTAGAATTCCGGGTCACTTCTTCGTATCTGGTGAAGAACTTGTATATTCAAATGCAGGATCTGGAACAACACAGGCCATTGGTATTGCTTCAACATCATTTGTTGGAATTGGAACTACAGACAAACTTCCATCTTCAGTCTACGCAATTAAAGTTGATGATTTGAATATTAAACTTGCTTCCAGTGCTGAAAATGCACTCAAGACTTTACCAATTGCATTAGACATTACATCCGTTGGAATAGGCACTTTGCATACATTTACTGCAAAGAATCAAAATGCAAAAACACTCATTTCAATTGACAATGTAATACAATCACCCGTCGTATCAACAGCAGTAACTACAAGTAATGATTTAGAAATTTCAACAATAGATGATACAATTTCTCTGGTTGGAATAACTTCAATATTTGGTGGAGATCTTCTTAAGATTAATGATGAAATAGTAAGAGTAAATTCTGTTGGATTTGGAAGCACTAATGTTCTTCTTGTTGAAAGGTCCTGGATGGGCACTGGATTGGCAACACATGCACAATATTCATTGGTGACTAAGGTTACTGGAAATTATAATATTGTCGATAATACAATTAACTTTATAACATCTCCATATGGACCAGTTCCAATTGGAACATCTTCAAATACTCCAAATCAAAGAGATTGGACTGGAATTACTACACATTCTACTTTTAGTGGCAGAACCTTTATAAGGTCTGGTGTGGAAAATACCACATCCGAAACATATTCTAAGAACTATATCTTTGATGACATATCACAGTCATTTACTGGCATTGGAACTGAATTTACACTTAAGTCTAATAGCACTGACATATCTGCAATTTCAACTGGAAATGCCATTATATTAATTAATGAGATTTTCCAAGTTCCAAGACAAAAGAATATTTCATCCACAGTTGAAGACCAATCAAATTATACTCTCGTAGAGAGTGTTGGTATTACTAGTGTGCAGTTTACTGGAACTGCAACTTCCGCTTTATATGATGTAAATTCTTCCAATGTCCCTGTTGGTGGAATTATAGTTTCTGTCGGTTCAACATCTGGTTTTGGATATCAACCTTTAGTTGCTGCTGGTGGCACTGCAGTTGTGTCTGCATCCGGAACAATCCAATCAATCAGTATTGGAAATAGTGGTTCTGGATATAGAGAAGTAGTTCAGACAGTAGTAAATGTTGGAGTTGCAACTTCTAGCACTGGAACTCCAAATATCGAATTTATCGGAACTGCTGCTATTAGTGGTGGAAATATCGTAAGTGTTGCAATCACAAATCCAGGAGTTGGTTATACCTCCACAAATCCACCAATAGTTGTATTTGATGAACCTCTTTCGTATAATGATATTCCACTGATTTATAGTTCATCATCAGTATCTGGATTTGGAACAGAGGCTACTGTTGATATCGTTGTTGGACAAGGTTCTAGTGTAATTGATTTTGAAATAAAAAATCTTGGTTATGGATATGGACAAGGGGAAGTTCTGACAGTATCAATTGGAGGAACGGTTGGCATTCCTACAAATACTTCACTATCATTCTCAGAATTCCAAATTTCTATAGAAAGAACTGATAGTGATAGTTTCAGTGGATGGACTATTGGTGACTTGGAAGTATTTGACCCAATAGATTCTCTGTTTGATGGCATTAGAGTTTCGTTCCCATTATTCTTTAATGGTGAGCAGAAGTCTATTAAAGCAAAACCTGGTTCATCAATTGATGTTCAGTCAACCCTTATTGTATTCTTAAATGATATTTTACAAGTTCCTGGTCAAGGATATATCTTTAATGGTGGAAGTAATATAACATTCACCGAAGCTCCAAAAGTTGGGGACACCTGCAAGATTGTATTTTATAAGGGAACTGGCGATGTTGATGTTCGTGAAGTTGATATTTTGGAGACCATAAAGATTGGAGACCTCGTTAGACTTGATAGTGAGCAACTTTCCCTGAAGCAGAATGATAGAATTGTAACGGAGGTTGTTTCGGTAGACACTATCAATACAAATGTGTATCCAGGACCAGGAATTACTCAAAATTCTAATCTTGAGAGACCATTAATCTGGTGTAGACAAACTGAGGACTTGTTTATCGATGGAAAGGAAGTTTCTAAGGACAGAATAATCTACGAACCACTCATTCAACCATCTACGAACATAATTCAAAGTGTTGGTGTTGGTTCAACTGTAATTTTTGTGGAGAGTTTGAAAACATTCTTTGATAGTGAAAAAGAAAATGTTACCGAAGCATTTAGAACTAAGATTGAAATTATCTCACAAGATACCATAGTTTCTGCTGCTGCAACTGCTTTAGTATCTGCATCTGGTACTATCTCCTCAGTGATAATTTCTAATGGTGGTGTTGGATATTCAACAAATCCAGAGGTAACTATCTCCAATCCAGTTGGTCTTGGGTCAACTCAAAGAGCAACGGCTTCCGCAAATATCTCAGTTGGAGGAACTGTATCTTCAATATCAGTATCATCACCTGGAACTGGATATACAAATACAAATCCACCAGTTGTTCTTATAGAAGAACCATCACCAACCACCGAAGAAATTTCTAATGTAAACTACTCAGGTGATTTTGGTATTGTCTCAGGAATTTCAACGGTTTCTGTTGGAGTTGCATCTACTGGATTAGTTTTTGACTTGATTATTCCAGAAAATTCTTTCTTAAGAGATTCTACAATAGTTGGTACTGGAATTACTGTAAGTGGAATTCAAACTGGTTATTATTTTGTTGTATTCAACTCAAATGTTGGAAATGGATTAACATCTCTGTACAGTAATGGTTCAAACCTTTCAATTGGTTCTTCTTACATCGATAATGTTTATGAGGTTGCTGCAGTATCAATTGCACAGACTGATGCTGTTGGTATTGGTCTGACTTATGTTGCTCAAGTTACTGTGAGTGTTTCTGATTATAATGGTCTCTCTGGTATTGGTTATAGTTCTTTCTTCGGTGAATATAGTTGGGGAAGAATTGAATCTGGTAGCAGATCCACACCAAAGTCATTCACACTCTCAAATAATGGATTAGTTGGAATTTCAACAGCACCAATTGTGAGAAGAGTGAATCCACTTAAATATCTAAATTATAACTAATAAATAAATAAAAAACCGCAAAATGTCTGCAATTATAACTGACCAATTTAGAATTCTAAGTGCAAAGAATTTTGTGTCTGTGGCAACATCAGACACAAATTCTTATTATGCTTTTGTTGGACTTCCAAATGCAACAGATTATAGTTCAACTTGGGATACCACTCCACCAGCTCCAAAAGATAGTTTTGAGCAGGAGGATGATTATTGGGATACCATGATTGCGTTGAAGAAAATTTCTAGTGGTGATATTAAGCAAGTTGTTCGGAAAAATACTTGGACTTCCGGAACAACATATGATATGTACAGACATGATATAAGTAGAACAAATACATCAAAACCTTCTGGAGCAACTCACTTATATAATGCAAATTATTATGTTATTAATGAGGATTATAAGGTTTATATCTGCCTACAGAATGGTTCTGACTCAGAAAATCCATCAGGAAGACCATCCTTAGACCAACCAACATTTACAGACTTAGAACCTAGAGTTGCTGGTGATAGTGGAGATGGTTATGTATGGAAATATCTCTACACAATTAAACCAAGTGATATTGTAAAATTTGATTCTACGAACTTTATACCAGTTCCCAAAGATTGGGAAACTAGTTTGGAAAATGCGTCTGTCAGAGATAATGCATCAACAAGTGGACAATTAAAAATCGTAACGATTACGAATCGTGGTGTTGGTCTCGGAACTGCAAATAGAACATACACTAGAGTTCCAATCAAGGGTGATGGTTCTGGTGCAGAAGCTACAATCGTAATCAATAACGATTCCAAAGTAGAATCTGTTACCGTTTCTAACGGCGGTTCTGGATATACCTATGGAACTGTAGATTTAGTATCTGGAGGTGTTCCAACGGGTTCAACATCCCCAGTATTTAATGTAATAATTCCCCCACAGGGTGGACATGGTGCAGACATTTATAGGGAACTTGGAGCATATAATGTCCTTGTTTACTCTAGAATTGAAAATGATATAGAAAATCCAGATTTTATTACAGGAAATCAAATTGCTAGAATTGGAATCATAGAAAATCCAGAAGCATTTGGTTCGAATACTATATTAACTTCAGATAAAGCAAGTGCTGTTTATGCATTAAAGTTAACTGGAATTGGATATAGTACAGCAACATTTACAGCAGATTCTAGAATAACTCAAACAATTGGAGTTGGTTCTACTGCTGTTGGTAGAGTTGTATCTTATGATGCTGCAACAGGAGTTTTGAAATATTGGCAAGATAAATCTTTGGTTGGATTTAACACAGACGGTTCTCAAAATTCATCACCAACTTACGGATTTAACCTAAACAGATTTACCTCAACCCCAGGAACTGGTGGTTCTCTGAATATTATTGGCGGAAGTGTTACCTTAGGAATAGAAACAAGTTTTACTGGTATTTCAACCGAAATAAATAGTAGAACATACTACCTTGGACAAACTTTTACGAATGGTGTCTCAAACCCAGAGGTTAAAAAGTATTCTGGAAACATAATTTATGTTGATAATAGACCATCCATAACAAGGTCTGCCAATCAAAAGGAAGATATCAAAGTTATTTTGCAGTTCTAAAGAATCATGCCACAAGAAACGAACCTCAACGTCTCCCCATATTATGATGACTTTGACATTAATAATGATTATTACAAAGTTTTATTCAAACCTGGATATCCAGTTCAGGCTAGAGAATTAACAACCCTCCAAACAATACTTCAAAATCAAATTGAGCAGTTTGGAAATCATACTTTTAAAGAGGGTTCTGTCGTAATTCCCGGCAATGTAACTTATAGAAATGATTTGAATGCTGTAATTGTTGAAGATTCTTATCAGGGACTACCTTCAAATTATTATTTTGAAAGTTTATTAAATATACGAATAAAGGGACAGGTAAGTGGAATAACTGCTATTGTAGAAAATTACTTAGAAGCAGGGGATGGGGTTGAAAAAAATACTTTATATGTTAGATACTTGACATCATCGGGGCAAAATAATCAGCAATCGAAATTTTTTGATGGTGAAAATTTATTATTAGATGAAGATGTTGAAGCTGCAGATCCAGAAACTCTACTTGGTCCAGAGGAAGAAGATCCAACGACTATAATTCTTGCTGCTGGTGAAGGGTTTGCAACCACACTGTCGCAAGATAGTACTGCAATAGGATCAGCAGTTTATATGGATGAGGGTATATATTTTATTAGAGGAAGTTTTGTAAAAGTACCTTCAAACTTACTATATTTGGATCCATATTCAAATATTCCTAGTTATAGAGTTGGTCTTAGAATATTTGAAGAAATTATAAATTCTTTTGAAAATGAAGATCTGAATGATAATGCTCAAGGGTTTTCAAATTATGCTGCTCCTGGTGCTGATAGATTTTCTATTGAAGCAAATTTAGAAAAAATAGATTTAAATTCTACAGATACTGATAATTTTGTAGAATTGATGCAAATTGTGAATGGAAAATTAAATAATATAACATCAACACCTGAATATAATATACTTTCGCAAGAATTTGCTAGGAGAACATATGATGAGTCTGGAAATTATTATGTATCTCCACCAATTATTGAGGCAAGAGAAACTTTAAATGATTTATTGGGAAATGATGGCATTTTTAATGAAAATCAATTAACTTATAATAACAACGTTCCTAATGAAAATCTGGGAACTTATTCAATTTCACCATTTAAGGCATATGTAAGGGGATATGAAATTGATTCTATAAGTCCAAAGTTTTTGGACTTCGATAAACCAAGAGAAACAAAAACTTTAGAAGACCAAAGTTTAAATTACTTTACTGGACCATCACTGACTTTGAATAGAGTTTATGGTTCTCCAGTAGTTGGAATTGCAACAACTTATTTCTTGAGTTTGCGAGATTCTAGAGTTGGAACATCCCAAACGACTGCTGCTGGAAATGAAATTGGTCTGGCTAGAGTTTATGATTTTGCTTTGGAGTCTGGTTCATATACAACATCAAATCCAGATGAAAATCAATGGGATATTTCTCTGTATGATGTTCAAACATACACAACCTTAGTATTGAATGAACCAATCACATTAAGCACACCGACACACATTAAGGGTAAAGAAAGTGGTGCGGTTGGATTCTTGAGGTATGACGTTTCTGCTAGTGACACTTTAACAGTCTATGATATTAATGGAAAATTTTCATTAGGTGAAAAGCTCATTTTTGATGGTATAGAGAACACAAGAGTAACAAAAACTGTTCGTTCTTATGGAATAAATGATGTAAAGTCACTATATGGAATAGTTGGAACTGCATATACTTTTACAGCAGATACGATTCAATCACCTTCAATATCTTTAGGTGAAGTAAATATTACCGCAGAGTCTGCTGGAGTTAGTACTGTAACTTCACCCGATATTATTTTTGTTGGAGTAGCTACAGTTGGAAACTTAGTAGCATTTTCAAATCCAGGATTTACAACAAACACATTTGCTAAAATTGAATCAGTCTCCGAAAGTTCATTAACAATTGCTGGCATTACAACCGTTACCGGTATTTGTGATGGTGGACTGCCAATCACAGAAATAAATCCATCCAATTTTGCAATTTTATCAACACAACTGCAATCATCAACAGACAATACTTTATATACACCATTGCCAAAAGAAAATATTTCTTCTGTAGATTTAACAGAATCAAATCTTACAATAAGAAAGCAATTTGATGTTACTGTCAGTTCAAATTCTACTGGAGCTGTTACTGCATTAACTGATGAAACATTCCTACCCTTTGATGAAGAAAGATATGTTTTGATAATGGAAAATGGTACAGTAGAATCTTTGAGTCCAGACAAGTTTTCATTTACAAATGGTTCACAAACACTGACGATTAATGGACTTTCTACGAATGGAAACGGAAAACTGATTGCAACACTTAGAAAGATTAATGTCAAGTCCAAAATTAAAAACAGAAATAGAGTAAAAATAATAATAGTTGACAAATCAAAATATTCTGCATCGGGTGTTGGTGCTACAACTTTAAATGATGGTTTAACATATGGAAACTATCCATACGGAACTAGGGTTCAGGACCAGGAGATATGTTTATTAGAATCTGATATTACCAGAGTTTATGGAGTATATGAATCTAATGACACCAACACCCCAGACTTACCATCTTTGGTTCTGGTTAATATGGATGGGCCAACAAATAAAACTGGAGATTTATTGTTGGGAGAAGAGTTTGTAGGTGAAACTAGCAAATCGGTTGGAGTATTTTCGGAAAAAATAAATGATCTGAAAATTGGATTTGTTTACTTAAATTCAAATACATTCATACAAGGAGAAAAAATTACATTTAAAGAATCTGGAATAACGGCATTTATTTCTGTTCTGGATGTGGGTGATAAAAATATAAGTTCGATTTATAACCTAGATACAAACCAAAAAGATACATTCTATGATTATTCAAAACTAGTTAGAATTGCAAATGCTAAGGAACCTAGCAGAAAATTAAAAGTGGTTTAT